TTGCTGGTCTCGTCAAGAAGATGAACTTCAAAGGTAAGAAAGGCGACAAAGTCTATTTCCCTGCTCCTACTCGGGGTACGGCAAATGCTAAAACCGCTACCGATGCAGTCACCATCCAAGCTGCTGGTGGTACCGCTATCGGCATCAACATCGACCAACACTACGAGTACAGCCGTCTGCTTGAGGATATCGCTGAAGTTCAGGCCATGTCTTCACTGCGTCGCTTCTATACCGATGATGCTGGTTATGCTCTCTCCACTCGTATTGACACTGACATCCTCCGTCTTGGTCGGGGTGCTCAAGGTGGTACGGCTGGTTCGGCAGCTTATGACAAAGCATATCTCGGTGGTGACGGTGCTACCCTGTATGTTGATGGCACCAACATTGGTACGGATCTGACGGATGCTGGTATTCGTCGAGCCATTCAGCGTCTTGATGACTCTGATGTGCCTATGGATGGTCGTTTCCTTGTTGTTCCTCCTGCTAGCCGTAACACTCTGATGGGTATCGGTCGCTTTACCGAGCAAGCATTTGTCGGCAATGGCGACACCATCCGTAACGGTCAGATTGGCGACATCTACGGTACCAAAGTGTATGTCACCACCAACGCTGATACGGCTACTACGACGACAACTCGTATTGCTCTGATGGCACACCCTGAAGCATTTGTGCTGGTTGAGCAACTTGGTATCCGAGTGCAGACTCAGTACAAGCAAGAGTACCTTGCCACCCTGCTGACTGCTGACACCCTCTACGGTGTTGGTGAACTGCGGGATACCTCGGCAGTTGCTCTCGCTGTGCCTGCTTAATAGTCAACTTAACCTACCCAGGCTCTAGTGGTCTGGGTAGTTTCTAACACAAAGGAGACTAAAATGGCTGCAACGAGCGTTACCGTCCGTAGGGACAAACAACAATTTCAAGGTGTATTTAATGAACTCTGGACTGCCAAAGGGACTATCAACTTTGGTGAAGTTGCCGATGGCGACGAAGCTGTTGATACTATCGCAGTTCCTGGTGTTAAACTGGGTGACATGGTTATCGGTGTTGCTGCTGTGCTTGATGTGGCTGATCTAGGTTTGACTGCTGCTGTTACTGCTGCAAACGAAGTAACGGTTCAAGTGTGGAACAACACTGGTGGTGCTGTTGATCTGGCTTCTGCTGTATTTAAAGTGGTTGTTGGTCGTCCCAACTTCTAAATTACCTGCCCAAGCCTAAAAAACTTGGGCAGTTTTCTTAATACATTGGATCAGTGTATTTAGAAAACTCTAAGGAGACATTGTGGCTACGATTCTAACTAAAAAGTCTGATACCGCATCAGCAGTACCCTCAGCAGGTTCCTTAACTAACTCTAGCGGTGGTGCTGAACTAGCAGTCAACACTGCTGATCGTAGATTGTTTGTTAAAGACTCTAGTGGTACTGTCCAAGAAGTAGGAACTAACCCTAGTGTTTTAACTGTTGACAATATAAATATCAACGGTAATGCAATCACTTCTACTGATACAAATGGAAATATTGATATAACGCCTAATGGAACTGGCGAAGTCAATATTTCTAAAGTAGATATTGATTCAGGAAGCATTGATGGAACAACTATTGGTGGTAGTACGGCAGCGGCAGGATCTTTTACCACCCTTTCTGCTTCTTCTGGAGCTACTCTAAGTAGCACACTTGGTGTTACAGGGGCAGTCACTCTAAATAATTTGACAGCGTCTAGGGCTGTCTTTACTGATGGTAGTAAAGCACTTGTAAGCAACGCTATTACAGGTACTGGCGATGTGGTTATGTCCAATAGCCCTACGCTAACGACTCCAAATCTCGGAACACCATCTGCTGCTACGCTTACAAACGCCACCGGACTTCCAATCTCGACTGGTGTTTCTGGTCTAGGAACTGGAGTAGCTACCTTCCTAGCAACTCCGTCTTCATCTAACTTGGCTGCTGCGGTTACAGATGAGACTGGATCGGGAGCTTTGGTCTTTGCTAACTCTCCTACACTTGTCACACCAGCACTAGGAACCCCTTCTTCTGCGACCCTTACAAATGCTACTGGACTGCCGATCTCTACTGGTGTGTCTGGATTAGGCTCTGGTGTTGCTACTTTCTTGGCTACGCCATCTTCAGCCAATCTTGCTTCAGCAGTATCTGATGAAACTGGCTCTGGTGCGCTGGTGTTTGCCAATTCTCCAACGCTGGTAACACCTGCTCTTGGCACTCCATCATCAGGCACTCTTACAAACTGCACAGGCTTGCCTATTGCAACTGGTGTTTCTGGTCTTGGTTCCAATGTAGCGACCTTCTTGGCGACTCCTAGCTCTGCAAACCTAGCGGCTGCGGTAAGTGACGAGACAGGCTCTGGCTCTGTTGTATTCAATACCGCACCCACTTTTGCTACCAGCGTCACACTCAACGCCCAGGCTCCTCTCAGACTTGCTGATTCTGATTCTTCGCACTATGTAGCACTTCAGGCTCCAGCGACTGTTGCCTCCAATGTGACTTGGACGATGCCTAGCACCGATGGTACAAATGGACAGGCACTTGTTACGGATGGTTCGGGAACTCTGTCTTGGGCTGCTGCCGCTGGCTCTCCTGGCGGTTCAGATACGCAACTGCAATACAACTCATCTGGGTCATTTGCAGGTGCTTCTGGTCTGGTGACAGACGGTTCTAACCTGACAATTAACGGTCAAGGTGATCTGCGGTTTGCTGACTCTGACTCAAGCAACTGGGTAGCCTTCCAAGCACCCGCCACAGTCGCTTCTAATGTGACATGGACGCTTCCCAATGCTGACGGTACTGCTAATCAAGTCTTAGCGACCAACGGCTCTGGAACGCTTGCATGGGCTACACCTAGTGCTGGTCTTACTGGAACCACTGACTCTGGGTCGCCTTACGAGACTTCTCTTGGTACTGGTGCTGGCGCAGTCAATACGGGTACAGGCAATACTTTTGTTGGATTTGAGGCAGGTAACGATAACACCACGGGTGCGAATAATACTGCGGTGGGTTATCAGGCGTTAGATGCGAATACGACTGGTCAATATAATATTGCAGTTGGTGGAAATGCTCTTGGTGCAAACACAACAGGACAACAAAATGTAGCCGTTGGGTTTAATGCTTTAGATGCAAACACATCTGGGCAATATAATGTTGGAATTGGGCAAAACGCACTTGGATCAAACACAACCGCAGAGGGAAATACTGCTGTAGGTTGGACTGCGGGTGCTGACAATACAACAGGCGCATACAATACCGCATTTGGTGGCTATGCTTTGAAAAGCAACACCACTGCCTCTTACAATACCGCAGTAGGCTATCAGGCTCTTTACGCAAACACCACCGGCGCAGACAATGTAGCGGTTGGTTATGCTGCGTTGGATGCAAACACTGTTGGAATTGCAAATATTGGAATTGGAACGAGCGCTCTTGGGGCTAACACAAGCGGAAACTATAATGTTGGAATTGGTTATACCGCTCTTGCTGCAAACAACGGTACCTATAATGTTGCGGTTGGATACGGGTCGCTAGCGGCTAACACAACAGGATTAAATAACACCGCAGTTGGTCACGGTGCTCTCAATAGTGCAACTACTGCTTCCAACAATACGGCGGTTGGATATTATGCGCTAATATTAAACACCACAGGTGGTGCAAATACTGCACATGGGGTTGAAGCCCTCTACACCAATACAACAGGCGCAAATAACACGGCACAAGGATATCGTGCTCTCTACCTCAACACCACAGGTGCTGACAACACGGCGGTTGGTTTTCAGGCGCTTTACTCAAACACCACAGGTATTAACAACACTGCTGTTGGTAGAGAGGCTTTAAATGCAAATACAACAGGCATTGAAAACACCGCACATGGGTATCGTGCTCTCTATCTCAACACAACAGGTAGTAGCAATGCTGCACATGGGTATCGTGCCCTCTACTCAAACACCACAGGTATAGAAAATGTAGCGGTTGGTCACAATTCATTACTTTTTAATACCACAGGAAGTTACAACACGGCTTGTGGACGAAGTGCGTTGGTGTCTAACACCACAGGCGCAAATAACACAGCAGTCGGTAATTCAGCGCTTGGAGGCAACACCACAGGCGTTAACAATGTGGCGGTTGGTTATCAGGCAGGTGATTCAATTACAACAGGAGCCAATAAGACTGTTATCGGTCATAACGCTGATGTTGGAACTGCCACAGGTAGCCACGAGATTGTTATAGGAAGTGGCATTACAGGTCAAGGAACGGATTACTTTACATTTGGTTCAGCTGGAAATCTTGTCTATAACCAATTTACTGCAAACGCAACATTTACTCGTTCTTCAGACGAGAGACTAAAGACGGCTATTAAAGACGCAGACATTGGGCTTGAATTTATTAAAAATGTGCGTCCAGTTTCTTATAAGTGGAAACCGTCTTATGAGGTACCTGAAGAACTGTTCATGCACTACAACAAAGAAAATCAAATGGATTTAAATGTTGTTATGCATGGTTTTATAGCACAAGAGGTAAAACAGGCGTTAGAGGCAACAAACTCAGAGAACTGTGGAGTTTGGGTTACTGAGAGGGATGGTACACAGGGCGTTAGCCGAGAAATGTTTATTGTTCCTCTGGTCAAGGCAGTGCAGGAACTCTCAGCGCAAGTCACTGCGCTACAAGCTGAAGTCAACACTCTGAAAGGCCTGTAAGTGAAGACGGTTTCTGAACAAAACAAACAGTATTACCAGAAACACAGAGACCGTCTTTTGAAAAAAAGCAATGACAGGTATGCTGACAAAAAAGAAGAGATGAATGAAAAAAGGAAGGCATGGTATAAAGAAAACAAGGAACGCCAGCGTAAATCAAGGCTTATATGGTGCGAAAACAACAGGTTCAAAATAAACTCTTATGTCAACAAAAGGTACGCATTAAAAAAACAAAGAACTCCATTGTGGTTGACAGAAGATGATTTTTGGATGATTGAACAGGCTTATGAGTTGGCTGAACTAAGAACAAAACTATTAAAGGTTAAGTTTGAAGTAGATCATATTATTCCTATTCATGGAAAAACAGTTTCTGGTCTTCATGTTCCAGAAAATTTGCAAGTAATACCCGCTGTACTAAACAAACAGAAGTCTAATCACTTTTTAGGAGCATAAGCATGACTGACATGGCCCCCACCCCCGAAGAAATCCAGCGCCACTACTCCGCTGCAATGGATAGTGTGAACTTCATCAACGAACTGATTGCTGGTCAGCATGATGCCACGATGACCGCTGAAGAAAAGGCCGATGCAATCGACCGGAATGTGGCCCACCTTGAAATCATGGTCGCCAAAGACTTCTGGACAACGGAAGACATGACCCCGTTTAACAACGCCATTGCTGCTGGTAAAGCTGCATGAGTGAAGTCCGCAAGGTCTTAATCGCCACTCCCGCCCACGACGGGCGACTCGATGTCTGGTATACCACCAGCGTTGTGAACTCCGTTCGTGTGACACAGGAAAATGGCATCTTCTTGCACCCTGTCTTTATGTCCTACGATGCCTTGGTTCAGCGAGCTAGGAATGATCTGTTCCGTCTTGCGGTCGAGGGTGAGTATGACGACATGATCTTCATTGACGGTGATCTTGAGTGGAATCCCATGTGGATTATGGAACTGCTAGGTCGTTCAGAAGATGTGATCGGTGGGACATACCGCAAGAAGACGGACGAGGCCGAGATGTATGTGGCTAAGACCAAAAACCTTGAGTTATCAGAAAACGGTTTGATCAAGGTAGACGGTCTGGGTACTGGCTTTATGAAGATGAACCGCAAGGCATTTATGGCTTTGTGGGAGTCAAGTGAGCCGTACCAGAACGAGGGTCGTGAAGGCCGGTTGGTGTGCGACATCAAGATTGTCGATGGGAATCTGTGTTCAGAGGATGTTGTTTTGTCCCAGAAACTAACGGCTCTGGGTTACGACCTCTGGCTGGCTCCGCACATGACCTGCGTACACATCGGCACAAAGAAGTTTTACGGCGACTTTGAGGACTTTGTTCGTAGGGTTAAAGAGCAGGTCAAGGTGCAGATACCACAAACAGAAGACAAGGAATAAGAATATGTCCATGCAAGAAGGAACAAAGCAGGTATTAGATAGTGTATCTATTGTAACAGTAGTTGGTACTCTAGCCGATGTTCTCCCTGCTGTAGCTGCTTTGTTCACTATTGTGTGGACAGCCTTGAGGATCTGGGAGACTGAGACAGTACAGAGAATGTTTAGGAAGAAGAATGAGCAGCAAGACTAGTGCTATTGTTACAAGAACATCAGCAACAAAACATACACTTTATACTGTACCAGCCAGGAACATTGGTAAGTGGGAACTACTTTACTTTGTTTCCTTAACTGGTGCAGACAGTCCATCAGTATATTGGTATGATTCTTCCACCACCACAGAGTATAAGATCTTTGGTGCTAAAAATCTAGGTGCAGGTGAATACATCTTATTAAATAATGCAATTGTAGTTCTAGAAGAGGGCGATGAGATTAGGGTACAGAATAGTAGTACAGAAACTGTAACTTATCTTGTCACATTAGAGTTAGTTCAAAACAATGCTGTTAGTAAACGATAGGAGATTATTATGCCAATGGTCGGAGATAAGAAGTTTGCTTACACTGCTAAAGGTAAGAAAGAAGCTAAAGAGTATGCTAAGAAGCAAGGCATGGCTCCTAAGATGTCTAAACCAATGAAGAAAACTACTGGTCGAGGTCGATAATGAATCTGTCATCCCCTATCACACTTATCAATGCTGCCACTGCCACTGGTGCTAGTCAGGCACTAACCCCTGATGGTGCTGTAACACACTTTGCAGTGAATGGCATTACTTCTGCTACTGTAAACATTGAAGGCTCTTTGGATGGCTCTAACTGGCATCTTATTGGTACTGCTTTGACTGCCAATGGTCTAGTTACTGTTGCTAATCCTCCTCGGTTTGTACGAGCCAATGTTGCTGTTTACACTACTGGAACTATCACTGTAAAGGCGATGTTCTAAATGCCTTTGAAGAAAGGTAAATCAGACAAGACTGTCTCTGAGAATATCAAGAAACTTCGTAAAGAAGGTTATCCTCAAGAGCAGAGTGTAGCGATTGCTTTGTCTACAGCAGGTAAGTCTAAAAGGAAAAAGAAATGAAACCTGGACTCTATGCCAATATCAATGCCAAGCGTAAGCGTATTGCTGAAGGCTCTGGTGAGAAGATGCGTAAGGTAGGCTCTAAAGGTGCTCCTACAGCACAGGACTTTAAAGACGCTGCTAAGACAGCAAAGAAGAAGAAATAATGGTTAAGAAAGCCTACCAGAACCCTGAAGGTGGTCTTAATAAGAAAGGTAGAGAGTACTTCAAGCGTACTGAAGGCTCTAACCTAAAGCCTCCTGTGTCTGCTGAACAGGCTAAGAAGTCGCCTACCGCAGCCAAGCGCAGGAAGTCTTTCTGTGCTCGAATGTCAGGTGTTCCTGGGCCTATGAAGGATGAGAAAGGTAGACCAACTCGTAAAGCATTAGCACTCAAGAAATGGGATTGTAACTAATGGCTACTACATACCTACAACTAGTTAACGATGTGTTAGCAAGGCTAAGAGAGAACCAAGTTGTATTGGTGTCTCAAGGAACCTATAGCCAACTAATCGGTAAACTAGTTAATGACGCTAAACGGGAAGTAGAGGATGCTTGGAACTGGGAAGCACTACGCAACACAGTTACAGTCACCACTGCTCAATCTACTTATAACTATTCACTAACAGGTGCTAGAGATAAGTTTCGTATCTTGTCTGCTTATGATCAGACTAATGGTACTTTCCTAGAACAACGCTCAAAACAATATTTTAATGAAAATCTATTCTTTCCTGGTGGTGCTCAAGAAGGACTACCTGCTTACTATCAAGTAAATGGTATTGATGGTTCAGGCGATGGTAAGATTGATGTCTATCCTGTCCCTGCGTCTATATATACACTAAAGTTTGATCTCTTTGTTCCTGAAGAAGAGTTAACAGACGACACTGATACAACAGTGTTGCCTAAGAATGCTATTGTGTCTCTAGCATGGGCTAAAGCTATTGAGGAAAGAGGCGAGGACGGAGGCATTGGTGTCTCCAGTCAGTATGCAGTAGCAAAGCAAGCACTTGCAGATGCTATCTCTATTGAGGCTGGTCGTAGACCTGATGAAGTTACTTGGTATTGGAGCTGAAATGCCCAATAAACCATTACAAGCAGTATCAATTACTTCTCCTGGTTACTTTGGTCTAAACAACCAAGACTCAGGGGTGGGTATGAACACCTCTTTTGCTATTACTACTTATAACAGTGTAATTGATAGGTTTGGTCGTATTGGTGCTCGTAAAGGTTGGGAGTATGTAACTGATACTAACGGTGATGACACTGACATTGAGGCTCTGTTTGAGTTTAATAACGGTAACGGTACTTACACCTTAATCAGTGCGGGTAACGATGCTATCTACACTGGTGAGGCAACCCTTACCACCATGCCAGTTAGAAACAGTGACAACACTGCTGATCTAACTTATACCATTACTGCTAATAACTGGCAGATTGTACAAGGTGAATATGATAGTGGGCTACAAAGATCTGCTCATGGTTACTTAGTACAAGCAGGTCATCCTACTCTTATTTACCATAAACTAGGTTCTACTGCTCATGCCCATACAGGTGCTTTTGGGTTGCAGAGACTAGGTGACATGGGTTCAGTACCCACAGGGTATACCACAACAACTTTTACTCCTAATTGTGCTCTTGCTGCTTATGGTCGTCTATGGCTTGCAGACATCGGTTCTGATAATCTTACTGTTTACTATTCTGTTCTGCTAGATAATAGTGATTTTACTGGGGTGGGTTCAGGATTTATTAACCTAGAACAGGTTGTCCCTGGTGGTGACAGAATTGTGGCAATGGCAGACCACAATAACTTCTTGATTATTTTCTGCACTAACAACATCGTTATCTATCGTAATGCTAATGATATTGATAACCTAATCCTAGAAGATGTCATTGTAGGTGAAGGTTGTCTAGCAAGAGACAGTATCCAAAACATTGGTACTGATCTCATTTACTTGGCTGAGTCTGGTATCAGAAGTCTTGGTCGTACTATTCAAGAGAAATCAGCACCAGTACGAGATCTTACTAAGAACATTAGAGACACTATTATCAGTCTTGTCTCTGCTGAAACACCCTCTAAGATTCGTAGTGTTTACAGTCAAAAAGAAGCATTCTATCTACTCAATCTTCCTACTGTAAATTTTACCATCTGTTTGGACCTACGAGTATTCTTACAGGATGGCTCTGCTAGGGTTACTTTCTGGGATACAATCAACCCTAAAGCCATTGTGTCTACTCATGACAACAGGATACTGTTAGGTAAACCAGATGGTATTGCAGAGTATAAAGGATATTTAGATAACGGTAGTCGATATACTTTTACTTACTACACTCCTTACATTGACTTCGGTGATTCCTCTGTCACTAAAATTCTAAAGAAAATTGTAGTAACAATCGTTGGTGGAGGTGCTGCGGGGGTTGACATTAAGTGGGCTTTAGATTATAATACAAACTATACAACAGGCAACTTTGCCATCAGCGATAGACCAAACTCAGAGTATGGTGAAGGTGAATATGGTGTTTCAGAATATTCTTCATCTGTGTTTATTGAGCAGTTGAAACAGCAAATGACAGGCAGCGGTAATATCGTTCAGATCGGTGTCGAAGCCTTGATCAATGGAAAAGCACTTTCTATCCAGAAACTAGATATTTATTCCGTTGTGGGAAGGACAATCTAATCATGTCGAACTATACAAAGGTAGTTAACTTTACCTCTAAAGACTTTCTGATTACTGGTGATCCTAACAAGATCATTAAAGGATCAGAGATCGATAACGAATACAATAACATTTCCACTGCTATCGCTACCAAAGCAGATCTAGCTGGTCCTGCATTGACAGGGACAACCACCGCAGTAAACCTTACTGTTTCTGGAACATTTAGCGGAACCATCCCTGGAGGTACATACTAATGGCTAGTCCTGGACTCCTCTCTGCTCTTCAGCAGGGTCTTCCTCTTGATACTTTCTATAAAAATATTTTTGATGCTGCTTCTAGTTTTTCTTCTCCAGCACAATTAGCGTCTGCTATGGATGCTTATGACATCAGTGCAGAAGATGTCGCTCAAGCCTATACTAGATTTTCTCCTTCTGCTGGAATTACTGCGGCTGATATTTCAAAATCTTATGAAGCAGGTGGAGGCACTAAAGCAGCATTACTAGCTCCTGGTGCTGGAATGTTGTCTTCCCAAGCCACAACTACAAGTAATACAACAGGCAGTACAGCAGCAGCGTCAACCACTCAAAAACCTAGGTATACAAACTTTGAAGTTATTCCTGGTAATATGGACAGGGGTTTTACCACTGATGAGGCTGAAATCCCTACTAAATACTTTGCTACTGACACTCAGACAGGTGAGCGAGTAGAACTTCTCAAAGCATCAGAGTATCCTGTGGGTACTGGCCCTAGTGGTACTGAATGGCTTGCTCGTCGCTCTGCTGGTCTTATTAATGAAGGTGGTAAAGAATATCTTCCTTTTGAAGCAGTAGATTCTCAAGGAAATATTATTGGTAACTGGAATATGCAAAAGAATGAATTATCTACTTTTGCTAATGTGGTTGGAGGTGCTACAAAGCTAGCAGCGTTGCTAGGAACTGGCTATGCTCTTGGTAGTGCTGCTGGTTTGTTTGATGGTAGTCTGATTGGTGCAGAGTCGCTAACTGGTGCTGGTACTACCGCT